AATGTTTGGTTATAATCATTGTATCATTTAGGGATATTTATAAATATAATTTTTTTATAAAAATTATTTCAAGCATATCCATAAATATTTATGGATATGCTTAAATTGAGATATTATAAATTATAAATTTTTGTAATTAATTAAAAAATTTCGTAAAAAGTTAACACAATCGAAAAATCATCTTTGACAAATAACGCGCAAATATTTTTACCGCTATCCTTGTAAGGATACAAGCGAATATCTATATTATTACTAACAAGCTGTGATAATACTTTATCTACATCAGACATATTATTATCTTGTCCCTGATCATTATAATATTTGTTAATATCTATGTTAGTTTTTGGTTTCACCACTAAATGCAAATCTCCTGAAAAATATTCAAATGTATTAAGAGATACAGTTTTTATCTCGAAACCCGTTATTGAGAATAATTCTTTGATTTTTTCTAGAATATTTTTTTCTTTTTTTTTAATACACATGTTGACCAAATAAAGAAAATAAATCAATAACTCATCATGTTGTGCCAAAGGATTAGTATTTTTTTCGACTAATTGTGTGTCAATTATGCGGTGGATATCCTTACTTTTTCGGAATAGTTTTTTGGCATTTTTAATATATTGGCGAAGGGATTTTGGTGACATTTCTGTATAAGAAGCCTCGCATTTCTCAGTTTCCATTTTTTATGTGCTTATTATGAAACAAGCAAAAATAATGAATACTTTTATAAACGGCCTATTAATTATTTACTTTTTTCAATTTTTTCATAATATTATTCTAATTTGTTATTTTTCCACACAATATTTTTATTTTCAAAATTTTTGATCCATTCATTGTGTCCCCATGCAATAACAGGTAAATTATTTATTAATATTGGCTGATGTTTTTCGCAACAAATACTGTATACTTCTTGTGGTTTAATTTTTACTGTTTTCGCTTGAGGTATATTTTTAGCCTTTGTTTCTATACCATTTATTACAATTTTATGACCAGTTGTTACATAAAAATCATGATCCGGTTGATTTATACCAATGGCATCTTTTTTGATCAACTTGAACCTATTAACAGGACCAGTTACAATATTGTATATTACCGGTATAAATTTATGATCACCTACACTAAAAACTTCGTGTTTATCGGATAGTAAATTGCGGGCTTCAATTTCGAATATTTCATTAGTTTGTATATTTTTTGTTAAAATTAATGAATCGCCTGCAAAACAAATTGCTTGTGGAACGAGCGATATATCATCTATTACCAAAGTCATTGTAGATACACTAATTTATAGTATGAACACCAGCTGCCAAAGAAATAGGAAATACATACTGCGTATATGCGAATGGTATTATTCCTGGTATACTAGCAACAAACTGCGGCGAAACTACCCGAATGCACATTAGTGCTATTAATTACCATATTGACGGTGGTCCATCCCGTAAAATTACCAGTTTCAAAACCTCCGTTTACAATAATATTTGACATGAATATATACATATTAGTATCATATTAATATGGCGTATGGATGACACACGTATTAAATTTCTCCATTAAACCAAATCGAAAAAAAAATTGAATTACAAACGTTGAATAATCATAATACTATCAATAAAAAGTAAGCATCACAAATGAATCATCCATATATGACCGGAGTTGGTGCTAATGCAATGATCGGCACCGATAAAATTATATTTCCCGTAAATCATAGTGCAACAATGAATGTTAATTATGATTATGTTATTATGACATACAATAAACCATTTAATTTTATTGTGGAAGAAATAGATTTTCATGCCAATTATATTAAAGAATTATGGTATGATAATTATTATTTTACATATAAATATTCGTTTAAAAAAAATGATATGGTGATTCGACTTTATGATAATGATAAAGGTGTAACAAAATTAATTGATTCTCCCAATGGAGTTTCATGCCACGATTTTCAATTTGGTGATCATCACACTGATAAAATAACATTATCCAACGGTGATATTATGTTTAATAATTTTGGGGATGCCGATTCTTGTCTTATTTTCACACGTAATTCACCCAAAGTCGAAATTTATAAAAAAAATCCGACATTTTCTGATGAAAGCATTGAGAACGAAAATGAAATGATTGAAGATATTTTCATTAAAGAATTATACTACAATAGACAACATATTGATGATATTTTGGAAAAAATTGAATGTGATACAAAAATAATTAACACAACAAAAAAATATTTTTGAAAAATTGAAAATTATTAACATTGATACTCATTGATGTTAATAATTTCCAATTTAAAAAAATGCAAACAGCCGATATTATTGAATTAATTTATAACAATACCACGTTCCTTAAGAATATTATTATTACGGATGTAAATAATAATGTATTAGATGCCAACCAAAATATTAATAATATGCCAGAATCAACAATTTATAATTTTGATGAAAAAATATATGGTGAACAATTTTTAACAAATTTAATTAATATCTTAAATTGTATTTGTTTAAAATGTGCAAATCTTTTAATTAAAAATAGACAATTAGCCATAATGTTATCTCTGGAACCTGATTCGGAACATTTGGTCAAAGCAGTATCTTTATGCCGAAAACATATTACGCACTGTCATACATGCGGAACACCTGTTTATGAAGTATCATCCAAAATAAAAAATGGTTATACTTATGTAAAATGCGAAAATAGATATGTTAAAAAAAGAAGCGCAAAACAAATTCTATCTCCCCAAATATGTTGTGATATTATCGGATCAATCGCCGATGATGATTGGCAATTGATAAATTCTGATCCCAACAAATTGAGACCAGAACAAATGTTTAATGGTAAAATAGTACCACCAAAACCATTACCAATAATCATACCACTAAATCAATGCAATAATTTTTCGAACCAAATACAAAACAGCATCGAAAATTTAATAAGTATTTTGAAAATATTGCAACCATCCAATACCTATAAAAATCATATTAATGTTTAGTTAAATTAATTTTATTTATGACAAATAAAATTAGTTTAAAAAACAAATAATTTGGGGACCAATTTAAGCACCAAGGTAGGGACAAATATAGGGGGCCTTTTCGGGACTGTTTAACAAAGTTACCAATGGAAAGGCCAAAGAGATAGCGGATTTAGCAGAGGTATCGTATGTTCCATCTTGGAGGAATTCATTATTTTGAGCCTTGTCTGGCTTATTATGCCAAAAGGAATAACATTTACCAGAGGGATAAGTTTCAGGCAGAGTATCGTGGGGTGCACCAAATGATGGCATATGTGGCCCACAGAATAATTCCATTAGAACACACATGTATAGAAACTTGTCTCCAATAATAGAAGGGATTGATTCGAATGTAGCGCCAGCATTGGCGAATTCGAATATACTAGTAATAATACATTTGCGTGGATCACCATGAGGAGCTGCTTTAAAGGTTAACAATTGATAGAAAGGAAGTCTCAAACCGAAACCACTTCTTAAATCACGTTGTTCTTTAACCAACGTCGATAGAAGAGCATTTTTAGTGACGGCTTTGAAATGTACTAGGGGTTCCGCATTCGCAATGCGTTGGTAATCTACACCAATACCATTGAAACTATTGATAACATTAGTTTTTCCAATTGTTTGGTCTTGTGCTAGATTATTATAATTAATGATATCGTCATCCATATAAACAGCGAGTGGATCCCAGCGATTCGGATTGGGCGTCACATTAAATGCTGTGAATTGTAAAACTTGGTACAATTCGGCGAGCTCAATTTGTTTGTTCCAAGGACAAACGGGACCATCACCATCTCTGGCGATATGATCAGAGAGAACCTTATATTGTGTTATTGGTTCCGAAGATCTAACAGTTGGAATCCCAAAGTGGATAGCATTGATTCCAGTTGCAAATAAAATGCAAGCAACTAAAAACACTGAAATTGTTTTAAATGTCATTTTGATAATAAATGGCACTGTTTTTAGTAGTTGTAATAATATGTCAATGTTATTGGAACCATTAGATTATTTATTTTTTCAATTTTTTTATCATCAAAAATAAAAATATCTGTTATACAAAAAATTTAACATTTTTTGTCATATGCGTATAATAATTTTGTCTATATGATGATGGATATAGGCCACCATTATGTATGAAATATTTATCATTTGCTACAAAAATCCAATCATCATTTATTGAACCAATCGTTTGTGAAGTCATTATTTCATTCCTTAAATCATGGTTTGTAATAATTATTGTTTCAAATTCAATATCGACATTTTCGCTATACCATATTTTTGTAAACAATAATAAACATAATGGTATTGGATCAATAAATATTATTTTTTTGTCAGGTTCTAATTCAAACTCAAATAGTATTTTAGATTTGTCTTCCGATTTATCTTGATAATTAAATATTATTTTTTCATTATTATAATTATTTTGCTCGGTGGATATTTTTAATGAAATAACCAAATCACCTAAATCTGATGATAATGATTCGTTATTATGTAAAATTTTTTTATAAATAAATGCTTTTTTATTATCCAATGCTGATTTTATCATATTATCACTGGATATGATTGGTATATTTTGTTTTAATAAATCAGAAATTAAACTTTTACTTGTACACATGTGAAAATATATTATTTTATTTTTTATACTCCCGTAACGCAAATGAGTTAGTTTAAGAATATATATATAAAATATTTATGTACATTCTTAAATTTAAGATACTTAACCATTTAATTTTTTTTTTTTTTTGATTTTTTTTAATTCTGTTTTTAGTTCTTTCAATTCTTTTTTTAATGATGCTATATTTGCTTTGACTTCTTTCATCCTATTCATTTTTTCCATCAATTTAATTTGAAAGATATTTTTTTCACTAAGGCATATTTGTTCTTTCGCGGCACGATTAAAAAGAGTTTCAATACCAAATCCTGTTTTGGCAGAAATTTCAATAAAAATATAACCATTATCATTTGCGAATTTTCTACCCTGGTCAGTACTAATAATTCTCCTAGTTTCTAAATCACGCTTGTTTCCGATTAGTATTTTGGGTGTAGCATTTTCGCAATTCGATTTGATAATTTCTATCCAATATGGTAAATTATTGAAAGAATCTTGGTCAGTAATATCATATAGCAAAAAAACAGTATCTGTGATATTCATTTTTGGCCACACAGACAATTCTGATTGATAATCCAAGTCGTAAATTTGTAATTTACAAATTTTGTGTTCAATCGTGATATATTTTGTTTTGAATTCAATGCCCCAGCCGGTAACCAAATCTGTTGGAAAATTATTATTTACGTATTTCAATATCAAACTAGTTTTTCCACAAGCAGCATCACCAAACAGGATTATATTCATTGTGAAGTTTGGAAATTCGATCTGTGAATCTTTCAACTCGGTTCGCTGCTTTGTGGGTGGAATAAGGTTTTTGAAATTCGATTTTTCCATAATTTTTTCATTGAAACCCATTGACCAATTATGGTTTGTCCAACTGCCTAGTATTTCAATTTTTTGTTTGAGGATAAAAAATTGAATTGTCAAAATATTGTTAAGTATATTTTGTTATTTTACAACAAACAATAATGATTAAAAATGAGAATTTTTAACAAAATTAAGGAAAAATACCGAACACGTAAAAATCGCGGATTAATATCAGTCCAAAATCAATCAAATTTCAACAACGAAAATTTTATCCAAATAAATTGTCAAAGTGGTTCACCGGATTATATACAGCAAATCGATATCGCACGACTGCGAAAATTTAAAAAAATTTCCCAAATTCATTCATACATTGATAATTATCCCAATGGTGATAAAATTACCGTTCAAATTTGTGACGAAATATTATTTCGCCAACAAAATATTCAGCCAAATACCATTCGAGTTTTAACAAACCAAAAAAGTAAAATACTTGATATCGCTAAATATTAAAGGCTATTTTGTTATTTTGTTATTTATTGATAAAAATTTTTATCGATAAATAATCATCATAAATAATAAAAAAAATTGAAAAAAATAATATTAAATGGATCCATATTTAAATTCAATATTTATCAAATTAAAACTCAACGAAAATGAGTGGACGTCCTCAACAGATTCCCGGAACCGGTTATGCGCATATTTCCAGCCATTATTCGAATAGTCACCATGTACCACAATCAGTTGCCAAAGTAGTATCCGGAACAAATTATGTCCAAATTCCAGCTCACTATGTCGGTGGAAAATATGTACCGGGTTGTACTAAAAAGATGTGATATCAATGAGGAGCCATAGTTATTAAAAATAATTAATTACAAATTAAAATTTTTAATAGTGTTTAATAAATATTAAATAAAAAAATGAAAAATTAAACCATAAAATACGACAACCTTGATAATTTAAAGATAACCATATAAAATGGGATTTGGAACAAGATCAAACAGCTCATCGCGACGACATTCTAGACCCGGATCCAGTTATAGATCCAGTAGCAAATCACCCAAAAAGCATAAAAAAAGGGAGTCCAAAAGTAATGATGTGTCTAAATCTTTTACTGATACCCAAAAACAACATATGCCAACAATTCCAATAAGTGCTATTTCTAACTCAATATGGATACCAGCGATGCTAATGGGAATATTTGGAGCAACACATCATTTATCACAATCATCTGATACTGAAAAAAATTATTTGTATTTCGAAGAAAGGATTAATAAAAGTAATTGTCGTGATTATTTTACTAAGTTAGCCGAATGCCATCGAGAGAAAGATACGTGCGAATTCGAATTGGAATCATTTAAAGAATGTTGTTCGGAAAATAATATTTGTCTCAATAAGTTTTTCGGTAAAAAAGAAGAGTAATTTATTTTTTTAAATATTATTATGATCATACTAATATTTAAAAAATTAATAAAATTATGCATTGGTTGATATTATACATTTGTTATAAAAACTATCTGTCGGAACCAGTTGTAAATTTTTACCAATGATTACTATTTTATTAGTTCTCAATTCATTTTGATTCCACAATATTGTTGATGGTTGTACATCAAATATCTTAAAAACAGCTTGTAAATTATATTTTTCTAGAGTATCTCGTACATTAATAACGCCTTTCATTCGGTAAATAATTATGTCAGTTGTTTCCCAAAGCAATGTTGCTAACCATTTATTAATTTTTTTTAAAGTAGTAAATCCATTAGTTGTTATGGTGATAGTTTTAACATTTGGATCATGACAACAATTATGATTAATTGATTTTTTTGTAATTGACATGTTATCAAAATAATTTGCATGCGTAATATCAAAAGCATTTATATTTAAGACATTTTGAAGAGGAATTTTGCCTTTGATTGTTTTATAATGTCTGGCTAGTGGATTTAATTCTAATAAAATATCATCAAGTCCCGAAACAAGTGCATCCGATACACAATCTACTTTATTTAGTAGTATAACATCAGAAAAAGCTACTTGTCTATATGCTTCATTATGGTATTTTCCATGTTGAACAAAATCTAATTCTTTAAAAAAATAAATGCAATCCACAATACAAATAATAGCATCTAAAAATACGGGAGAATCCAATTCTAAATCAATCCAGAATGAACGAACTAATGGTTCCGGATCGGCGAGTCCATCAGTTTCGATAAAAATTGCATCAATAGTTGGATTTTTTTCCACCAAATTTTCAATAGACAATAACATTTCTTCTTTGACAGTACAACAAAGACACCCATTAGGAAATTCGATCCATTCTACAATTTCACTACTATTTTTTGTTACAATGATTGCTTCCTCCAAACCAATACGCTCGCCAAATTCATTTTGTATCACCGCGACTTTTTTTCCGTGATTTTTTTTCAAAATATTATTTAAAAAAGTTGTTTTACCAGCTCCCAAAAATCCAGTTATTAATGTTATTGGAATTTTTTTTTGGATACTATTTATTGATATTAAATCGGGAATATCATCATTGTTTATATTTTGCAAATCCATTACGTAATTGTATTATTAAATCAACACAATAAAATATTTATTATAGCAATTATTTTAATATGTTATTATGGATCAATACATATTAGATTTGAAGCAATTTTTTTAAAATAAAAACAATTAAAATGTATTACGATTTTAACTTTTTAGATGTGTAAAATTACGCATCCAAAAATTTGACTAAAAATTATGTATTTCATACAATAATAAATTTTCAATATAAACATTGCTAAATTTAATTGAATCATATGCGCTTCCATATTGGAAACAACCAATATATTTTTCCTTGTTGATAAATATTTCAATAGAATTCAAATCGGACACAATTTGTAAATTTATCCTTTTATCGCACAAATCAAAACAAAAAATGTCATCATTATCTGATTCTCTAATGTATGAAAAAGTTTTTTTATCATATTTTATCGTCCCATCTATCAATTCTATAACTGTTATGCCTGTAATATTTTGTAAATTCATATCCAAATAGAATTGGCAAGTATTCAATGAGATTTCCTTGAATTCGGCAAAAATATTCGAAAGAGAAATTGATAAACTATTATTTGTCGTAAAATTATTAATAATGGATTGGTGTGGTTGCACCGTAAGTGTACTAGTATAATATAATTGTATTGGTATGGACATTTGAGAGATATGCGCTGAATTTTCCATATTACCAAGGCGAAAATTTATGATTGATTCGTTATTTGGACTGTTGTTCCAAATTTGTGATGAATATGTTTCACCATATGCAAATTGACATAATTGTGATTCAATAATAAATTCGTTATCGCTAAGTGTTCCAATAATATATTTTCCGTTTGTACCCAATAATATAAATTTATTATCAACCAAATGCATAATATCGGGACAATCATCCAGACCTTCAACATAAATAGTATACATATTGGTCCAGCTTAATAAATTAATCGAGCAAAGAAATTGAAAACCTTGTTTATTGTTCAAAAATAAAACCATTATCCACTTATCATGATGCCAAAAAACTTTGGGATCACGATTACCATACGATATATTATCAATGATGGGATTATTTTTGTATTTATTAACAAGATGTCATTATCATTAGTGTTTCAGTTTACTACTAAACTGAAACACTAAATATATATTTTTTAATATTAAATACGATTCAAAAATAAAATATCCCTAAATCATATTTTTCTT